GAAAACGACGGGATGCTGAACGCCATGGGTCACATGGCAGCCATCAGCCAGCGCAACCAACAGATCGCCCAGCAGAAGGAGCAGGCGGAAGCGATCCGCAAGCAAACGGCGGAGCTAGAGAAAGCTAACCGCATCGAGGCAGACCGTGCCCAGATCGAGCGCCAGCGTTTGGCAATCGAACAACAACGACTGCAGGCGGATGAACTTGAGCGTGAGATGCGCAAGCAGCAGGCAGAACAAGTCAGGCAACTGCGCAACCTAATGGTCGATAGCATGGATACGCTGGAGTCGGTCAAAAAATCTCTCGCAGTTCGGTCAGTTGATGAGGCATCAAAGGATAGTGCTTTGAGGAAGACCGCCGCGCTTCAAGCTCAGTTGAAAATTTTGGAAAGCCAGTCTGACATTCTCACCGACATGTCGGACATGAAAGAGCTGCGACTCTTCCGCTCAAGCCTGTCAGAACTTATCTCCGAACAATCAGCCAGTGGTAATTTGCCTGACAATCCTTTGGGAATCATCAAGGATCGTTTGGAATCACTAAAGGCGTTTTTCATTCAATCTGATGCGGAATTGAATATACTATCTGGCTGGAAAGCCGATTGGTTGAATCAATTCCCGAAAGTTAGCCTAGGGGAATTGCAGCACGCCAAAACGGAATTGGCTGAACTCAAAAATCAACTTCCAAGCACTCAAGCGCGTCAGCGTGGCATGCTCAATCCACTGGATTGGTGCATCATTGGAAGTTCTATAGACTTACATCAGGAACTGCGGATATGTGCAGAAATCATGCCCCGGCAAGAAATCAAAGACCGAGGTGAGTCAACTGGTGGAATTATTCTTCCTGGTAGAAAAAAGTCTTATCGCCAATATCTACCACAGTCTGGATCCTGCGCTGAAAAATATGAGTTCGCACACTCTAAAGGCGTAGCACACGACCAAGTGATTGGCCACCTTGGCAAGGTCGATAAACGCATCGATGAGGTCATAAGCCTGCACGAGAAACACCTTGCGTTACTGGTCGAGGCGGAGGCACATCTAGCCAATGAAAATTTCCGCAGCGCGGAGAGAGTGATTAAAATCTATGACAAGCAGAGATTCCCTGACATCGAATACAAGAAAGTTGATTATCTTCTTCAGAGACAACTAGCCGAATGGAGAAAATTTGCTGATCTTGAAGCACAAATAAATGCTGGTAACTTTAGGGACGCGCGCGAAAATCTGCGAAAAGTCAAAGGAATTGACATAAAAGAAGATTCTGAACTCGCGACTGAAATCTCAGATCTTAATCAAAAAATTGAGCGTACGATTGATGCTCATCATCAAGCACGCAAGAAATCTTTGATGACAAAATCAATCGTGATTTTTCTCATCGTGGTAGCGATCGGATCATTGAGTGCTTATGTAATTCAGGAAGAAAAAAAAGCGCAATTGGTAGCAGCAGAGGCAAATGCGAAAGCAGAGAGAGAGGCAGCAGAAGCCAAGGCCAAACTCTCCACCGAGATCGGCGCTGGTCGAGTAGGAGTCGCCATTGGTGTGCCGTTAGCGGGAAAGATGATCATGCCCTTTGCGTTTTGTCCGGCGGGATCTTTCACGATGGGAAGTCCGTCGGCGGAGGACGGTCGTTCTGACGACGAAAAACAAGTCAAGGTGACGCTAACCAAAGGATTTTGGATGGCGAAAACAGAACTTACGCAAGCACAATGGACGGCGATTATGGGTAATAACCCCAGCAACTTGAATGGTGATGACTTACCGGTTGAGAATGTGAGCTGGGATGACGCTCAGGCATTCATCAAAAAGGTTAATGATAGCGGCGTAATCCCAGAAGGCTGGAAAGTGGCTCTACCAACTGAGGCTCAGTGGGAGTATGCTTGCAGAGCTGGAGAGACAGGGGCCTATTCTGGTCGGACCATCGATCAAGTGGCCTGGTATGACGACAACAGCGGAAGCAAAACTCACGCCGTTGGGACGAAGAAATCGAATGCGTGGGGGCTGCATGACATGCACGGGAACGTGTGGGAATGGTGTGAAGATTGGTATTGCGACGAGCTTTCGGGTGGCTCCGATCCATCTGGGCCTTCATCGGGCGTCCTCCGCGTGAGTCGCGGCGGCTCTTGGGACCGCAACGCCGCCAGCTGCCGCGCGGCCTACCGGCTCGGGAACGGCCCGGGCGGCCGGGACTACTCCCTGGGCTTCCGCCCCGCGCTGGTTCCATCTGAAAAATAAGACAATTACTATTCTACATGAAAATTCATGAAAACATGTTATTCCGCTGGGTTGTAAAAAACCCGTCCTCCTGTCCAGTTAATCACTGCTGATGCTATCAAGAAGATCTAAACAAAAACGAACATGAAACTTATTCAATCTTGCCTCCTTGCACTTGTCTTTTTATCAATCATACCAGCCTGTTCTAAGAAACCGGTTGATGTCACCAGGCAGATTTTTGTTGTCACGAAATCCAGAGAAAACATCAAGATGGGTGGACTGGACGTCTATGTGATTCATGACTCTGCATTGCAGCCTAGTGCAAAAAGTGTCTGTTAGTAATTGCGACATCGATCATCTTTGAATTACAATCCTTATATGTCTTACGATCCAAATGATTTTCAAGATCAAGCCGCTGTTGCAGCAATGCTGCAGCGGCAAAGAATGATCAACGCACAGAATCAACAGCAAAAAATTCCTAAGAACAGGCAATGTCCTTGGTGCGGCGGGGCGCTGCCGGGAATATGCGATAAATGCCAACATTGTACCTCTGGTGTATCATGGGTGGACGGCTTACCTTACAAGCCCCAAGAAGCAGAATACAGAGAAAGGAAAAGTACAGAGAAATGGCTACAACAGCAAGCGGAGGCAAAAATGTCGAGAGATAAGGCCAGAAAACTAAAGTCTGAAATCGCAGCGCGTGTCGTAGAGTGCAAAAAATGCAATTGTCGTGTTCCCCAAACTGATTTAATAATCACTGATAATACTTGCAAGAAGTGCGCCGATATAGAGATGTTTATCTATATCATTGTTGCTATCGCGGCATTGATAGTGTGTGTGACTTCAGTCATTAGCTTTAGAGCTAAACAAGATCAGAATCAATTGCTTAGCTACATCAATGTTACTATCGCGGCATTGACAGTGATTATAACTTTAATTATTGGGTTGAGAGCTAAAAACAAACACAAACAATTTGTAGAGGCCAAGGCCAAGGCTGAGCAACAAGCCGCTAAAGCAAAGCTCAAGGCTGAGCAACAAGCTGCTGAAGCAAAGCTCAAGGCTGAGCAACAAGCTGCTGAAGCAAAGCTCAAGGCTGAGCAACAAGCTGCTCAAGCAAAACTCAAGGCTGAGCAACAAGCTGCTCAAGCAAAGGCCAAACTATACCACAAAATTGGCGCCGGGCGAGTAGGAGCCACGTTGGATATACCGTTGGCTGGAAAGTGGGTCATGCCCTTTGCCTTTTGTCCGGCGGGATCTTTCACGATGGGAAGTCCGTCGACGGAAGACGGTCGTTCTGACGACGAAAATGAGGTAAGCGTAACCCTAAGTAAAGCCTTCTGGATGGCAAAGACAGAGGTAACTCAGGCGCAATGGAGCGCAGTGATGGGGAGTAACCCTAGCACTTTCAAAGGAGATAACCTGCCTGTGGAGAACATTAGCTGGTTTGACGCTCAGGAGTTCATCAAGAAGGTGAATGGGAGCGGAGAGATTCCTGCTGGCTGGAAAGTATGCTTACCAACCGAAGCACAGTGGGAGTATGCGTGTCGTGCAGGAGAAAAGGGTCCATTTTCAGGCGGTTCGATCGATGAAGTAGCATGGTATGATGAAAACAGCGGAATTAAGACCTACCCCGTAGGAACAAAGAAGCAGAATGCCTGGGGACTGCACGATATGCATGGGAACGTGTCGGAGTGGTGTTTGGACTGGTATGGCAATGAGCTGCCGGGCGGCACTGATCCATTAGGGCATTCATCGGGCGTCCGCCGCGTGCTTCGCGGCGGCTCGCTGAATCACGGCGCCGATGGCTGCCGCGCGGCCAACCGGGACAGGCGCGGCCAAGACTACCGGGTCATCATCCTCGGCTTCCGTCCCGCCCTAGTTCCATCCGAAAAATAAGATAATTAACATTCTACATTCTACATTCTGTATGAAAATTCACGAAAACATGCTATTCCGCTGGGTTTGTGGACTTTTCTTAAAAAATTACGAATCTCGCGTCGCATTAACGGCCCATCCGCGGCCCTGGGAGTGACTAGCTGGGTGAGTATCTCCGGTGATAAGGTAAAGTATCGCATCCTCATTTTCGCATTTTAATGATCCCCCTTCTTCTGAAAATCTGCCAAACTCAAAAGCCCATGTGAGGCGAATGTCCTCGAATGGATTCCATGCACCGTTCAGCTCGATCATGCGAGCAGTGATGAGGCTGGCAAGACGCACTCTTGAAACGCGAGTTTCTAACGAAGTCATACGTTCATGAGTTTGGCGGGTTCTGGCTAACTCCTGGAGGTAGCCTTTCAGTGCTGATTCTGCAAAGTTCATTGGCGTAGGAGTCCGGTGGTGAGAGAAGTTGTGAGGTATTGGAAAATGCAGTTAGGGGGGCATTTTTTCATAGCGATTCGATGGGCGATACCGTTACGTAACGGTGAGGGAAAAATCAGTGACCAGAAAGGGAGTTTGATCGGCTTCCAGCAAATGATGGCGGGGTGACGATAAACGGCGATGTAGTGATTTTTGTTAGTGATGATGTCGATACGTTTCATTTTTATTAAAAGGTTAATTATGTTATCGTGTCATCTTTTGAGTGCGTTTTTTGTTACGCGACATTGATGGTTTGTCCGAAAGGGGCGACTTGTCTTGGGTGCCCATAGTTGATCCAGAGCGAGGGATAGGGCGGCTCTTCTTTTGGAAATGAGCCGTCGAGATCGGTGAGGTAAATGAGGCAAGCGGGGTCAATTTGTTTTTCGGCGACATGCTCGAAAACAGGACGGAAGTTTGTGCCGCCTCCGCCTTTCACTCTGAATTCTGCGAGATTATCGCCCGGTGTGAATTCTCTGGTTTGATTGATGCGGCTGTCGCAATCGATCAAAGTGATGGACTGGGGACGGCTGCTATCGAGGATGGACTGGAGCTCGGCAAGCATCTCTTGGAGGATGTCCATGTTGATGCTGCCGCTGGTGTCGATGGCGACGACGATGGTTCCTAATTTTTCAGAGTAAAGTGACGGCAGGATGAATCCGGAGTGCAGGTAGCGACGGTTAGGGCGCGATATGGAGTAATCGTCCTTGGCGGCGATGCGAGCGAAGTCGCGGAGCGTATCCGTCCAGGGGATTTTGGGAGTCATGGACGCATGGACGAGTTCTTCCATCCAAGCGGGCATTTGCCCTTTGCCTTTCATGCGCTCGGCGGTGGCGATGCCTTGCACGGCGGTTTCCCAGTCGGTTTTGAGTTCCTCTGCTTGCTCTGGATCTGCCGAAGCGGGAGCCATTTCGCCGCGTGATGGAGTGGGGCGCGGTGAGTCTTTTTGTTTTGGCAATAAATGGTAAATTTCTTCTGCGGAAAGCCCATCGAATCGCGGATTGATTGGGCAGTCGGCAGAGAGTTTGCATAGACTACTTTTCTCGCCGAGCTGGGCGATCATGCGCCAAAGCACTTGATCACACGCCACGTTCCAGCGTTCATGATCGCGGTTTTCCATGCGCCAAATATGCCCGAACGCGCAATGCCCTATTTCCTCTACCAGTAGTCCAGTGAGTTCTGGATTGGAGAGGGACGCTACATATTCTTCATTGAAGCGGATTACCTTGCCATCGGTGCAGGCGGTGGGGATCGAATTATCGATCACGGTGCCGAGCTTGAAAGCAAGGGCTCCGAAGAAAGGCATATCGAGAATCATGGAGATCCTCGCCTTAGAGATACGGTCATTGATGGTCATGGTAATACGGGTGTTATCAAGATTCCGTTAGGAGTGACGGTGACGGTGGTTTGGGTTCCGGTGGGGAATCCCGCCGCGGCGAGCCATTTCCCACGGAGGCGAAGAAATGGAGCGCGGTTCACGTCCTGGACGACGGTGGATTTTCTGTTTTTCATCGTGCTAAAAGGTGTCCGTATTTAACTGCCCAATCCACAAAGGCTTTGGTGTTGGTGATGTCGTTATCGCGGCGGCGCGCATCGGCGATGGCGAGGACGGAATACTCGTTGTCCAGTCGCGTCAGGTAGGCAAGGCCGCCAGCCATGTTGCCTTGATTGAGGCGTAGGCTGATGGCGACGCTGATGGCGTAGCAAGTGGCGACGTCATGCGATGGTGGGACGGTGGCGGTGGTAGGGTTCTTGATGCAGTCATCTGGGTCTGGCATCTGCCGCCAGATTTTTTCGTAGGCGGAGAATTCAGCCGCCCAGCCATCGCCCGTGGCTCCGGCGATCACTTCCGTAGAAGTGAGCCCCGAGAGGTAGAGCTTAGAGGCGGCGGCGACGGTGCGCGGTGATGGGGAGTTTTTTATTTCTCGGGTAGGAGTGAAATCATGGAGTGCTTTGATGCCGCGGAATCGGCAGAAAGCGATGATGATAGGCGCGATTTTATTTTTCGAAGCCCAGTCCACCCAGTCGGTGAGATCCGCTGTGAGTTCGACAATCGAATGCCAGCGTGACTTTACCGGCTCCAGTAGTGACTGGACGCCAGCCATGTGAGTGCTGTCATTGGTAGCACCCACAAAGAGAACATGGTCAGAGATTGCCACGCCATCGATGCGACGCGCTTGGATGAGCTGCATGACGGCGGCTTGCACGGCGGGGGCGGCTTGCCCAATGTCATCGATGAAGCAGACGGTAGGCACTGTAGCGTTGATGAGGTCGCGGAGGTTGCCATAGGGCAGGAATTCCGCGCCGGTAGGAGTGAGGGCTGGCAGCCCTTTGAAATCGCACGGGTCAGAGACGGCAGGGTGCATGAGCACCACTGGCATGCCGTTGGCTTTCGCCGCGGCTTCTACGATTTCTGATTTGCCGATGCCCGGAGCACCTTTGATCAGAATCTTGATGTTGTTGCCAAAGGCGGTGGTGAGAGTGTTGCTAAGTGTGGATGGTGACATGGTAGTTGAAGTGATCAGTGATCAGTGTGGATGCTTAGGGGAGAAATTTTGTGAGGATATCATCGACGCTGCGCTTGGCTTGGTTGAGAGCCCATTCGTCGGTGCGGAGTTCTGCGGCGTCCAGATTCAGTGCGCGGAGAGCGGTGATGGTGGCGGTGTAGCTGCCATCGAAATCTAGGTCAGCGATGATGTCGGCGATCTCGGTGATACTTTTCACGGTGGTCACGCTGATGGTGCCAATGTCAGAACTGGCTTTCTCCAAGAAAGCTTCTAGCGGCTTGATGATGCGCATGGAGATATCGCGCTTGGCATTGTTGATGCCCTCCTCGATTTGCTCATTGAGGCTGGCTTTGATTTCATCCAGAGCGGAGATATCGCTAGGGAAGTGTGAGGATTCAGGCACCGGCTTGGTGTCCATCTTTGCGGAGAACGAGCGACTGGCTTCCACTGCTGTCGGGTAGTCGTCCATATTGAACAGCGAGCCGCGCATGTGGAGAGCTTTGTTCACCCAGCGATCGTAGTTCATGATGAACTCCTCGCATTTCTTGATGCGCTCGGCTTCAAGTTCACGGTAGGTTTCCATGAAGTCGAAAAACTTTACCGACGGCAAGATACGATCGCCGACGTCAGAGAACGGCGCGGTTTTCAGATAAGTGTGAGCGCGGAGAGCTGCTTCCGCTGCTTTGATCGGGCGGAGAGCTTCTGCAGGCCATAGGGTATTTGTCCAGCGTCCGGCATCGGCGGCGGCATTGTTGGCGGCGATGGTGGACTCGGTGAGATACTTGTCCTTGCGGCTGGTGGTGATCGTTGAAATACGGAGTCGAATGAGTAGTGCGTGCATAATGAAGATTTTTAGCGGTTGCAGAAATAAACAGAAACGGCACGGAATTGCTTCCGTGCCGACTGGTTATAGTTAGTCAGTAATGTCTGCTCAGCTTACGGCTGTGCAGCAGGCGTTGGTTCCGGATAAACTTTGGTGTAAGGGCTGGCTCCATCACCTTTGCCATCGGGCAAAGCGCGTTCGTGAAGAATGGTGCTTTCACGGGTGAGGATGGTGAGCGGGAGGCTGAGTAGAGCGGGTGTGGATGAATGGTTCATGCGGTAGTGAGTGCGTAGTCTTCAAGAAGTGCTTCCACGTCAACAGTCGAGCGGATAGGCATGAGGACGCCCATGCCTCCGGTGAATTCGAAAATGGCGGGTGATTCTTTATCTACCGAATACATCTGGTGGAAGCCAGGGACGGAAAGCATGTCCTTAAACCATGTGCCATTATAACAGCAGGTGGTGGACAGGTAGCCCGGGAAAATCGCGTGGCTTTTCAGAGTCACGTCGTAGAGTAAGATATTTCCCTCATGAGGAATGAACATACAGCCAGCTCGCCCACGGAGCCATGTTGCCATGGAATCGATCGAGGACGGATTGGGGATGAATTTGACATTGCTGGTGGCGTAGTCAATCGCAGGGATGACTTGCTTCCAGTTTGGGAAATTGCCATAGACGGCTTTGAACTGGACGGTGTAAGAATCTGTTTCGATTTTTGCCGTGGTCACACTATTGTTATCATCGATGAGGGTATTCCAGCGCCAGTAAGCGGCTGGCTTTTTTAGGTGTAGCGCGATCATGACGGCTAAGATAGCAGACGGCATGATGAAAGGAGTGCCGGTGTAACTGCTACTCAGATTGAGCAGGCGGCGGCCATCGGTGGCGATGTAGGCATCCGAGCAGAGCGCACCGATCAGCACGTAGCGTGTTTCATCTTTGCTTTGGAAAGGGGTGATGGACATGAGCGGCGCAGATTGATCAGGCGTGATGCTTTCTTCTGACCAGACAATTTCGGGGAGTGCTGCTTCTGGTTGAGTTATCGGCTCGACCATGGTGGTTTGCCGGTGATTTTTGTAGGCATAGTGCAGAGTGCCATTCTTGATCGTGAGGCAGCCAGGATCCATGGACGGCCATTTCTTCATGCGAAAAAATTCCGTGTCCGGATGCGATTGCAGCAGATCGGCGGTGATGATGACATCGCCGAAATAGATCGACGTGCCATCGCGAGACTGGATAATCTCTGCGCACTCGACCTTATTTTCAAAGATGCGATAGGCGGGATTGACGAGGTGCCGACAAGCGGAAAGGAAAGGGATTGGGAGTGTGATCATAATGTGATGCAGTGAAAGTGTGACCGTTACGTAACGGTGAATTTTTGACATTCACCGTTACGTAACGGTAGGAATTAACGAGGGATGTAAGCGTTGAGTCCGATGATGACTTTCTTACCATTGACGACAGCGGTGGTGGTTTGATTTCCACCGCTTGATGCGACGACCAGAGTTTTGCCGCTGGCACTAGGGCGCGGCTCGTTCATGGGCATACGGATGACTAGGACGTTGTTTTCAATTTCTACTTGCATAATGTGTTGGAGTTCACGGACGGATAGCCCGTCACAAAAAAATGCCCCGCACTCTCTTTTGGAGAGTGCGGGGCATGGGGGGATGCTCGAATTTTTAAGCGGCTTTCGAGGTGGAGGCTTCAAGATGGGCTTCGATTTCTTCCGCGGCAGCGAGGAGCATATTCGGGACGCCCGCTAAGGAGTCCATCGGCAGATTGAAACATGCGGCAAGCGCAGCGGCGAGATTCTGCAGTATGTCATCCGGCGTTGGTTTTTTCGGCTTGGATGAAGCGGCAGCTTTCTCGGCAGCTTTCTCAGCGGCGGCGAGTTCTGCCAGGCGTTTTTCCGCATCGGCGGTGGCTTTCTCAGCAGCAGCTTTCTCAGCGGCGGCGGCAGCTTTGACTTTTTCCGCTTCCGCTTTTAAGGCGGCGGCATCGTCTTTCGACTTTGTGGCATCGGCGGTGGCTTTCGCGGCTTCCGCTTTTTCCGTAGAGGCGGCAGATTTGACTTTTTCCGCTTCCGCTTTTTCGGCGGTGGCGGCAGCGGTGGCTTTGTCTGCTTCCGCTTTCGCGGCGGCGGCGGCGGCCTTGGCTTTCTCTGCATCCGCTTTCGCGGTGGCAGCTTTCGCGGCGGCATCGGCGGCAGCGGTGGAATCGGCATTTTGCTTGTCCACAATCGCTTGCGCGGCGGCGGCTTTTTTCGTCTCGGCATCGGCAGCCATTTGAGAGAGCGTTTTGCCATTGGCGGCGAGACATTCAATCTCGGCGGCAGCGTTCGGCTGCTTCACAATCTCGGCGATTGTTTCAGCGGTGATTTTTCCGGCGATGCAACGCTTGTAGTCAACCGCAAAGCGGTGAGTCAGCACGGCATCGAGTTCGGCTTCCGATACCAGCTCGGAGGCGACCAGCTCGGCGATCACATCCGCAGCGCGCTTGGCGTTCTGGATGCTAGACTCTCCCACGCCGCGAGCGCGGAGGATTCCGTAAACCGTTTCGCCAGATGGCAAGCCGGTTTGATTCATGGAGTGAATCAGCTTTCCTTGGTCTTGAAAGCAGAGACGGCGCACGTTGGCACGCTCAGCAAATTCATCTGCTGCTTGGTCAGGTGTTAGGAGGAGGGCGGCGGCGATGGTTAGACCAAAGCCATGACTGCTTGCGGATGGTTCCGCTTTTTTACGTGTTGCCATAATGTTTGTTTTTCGTTGATTGTTTCACCGTTACGTAACGGTGAAAAAGTGTTTTTTCGTTTCACCGTTACGTAACGGTGAGGTAGTGAAGAAATCGCATGGCGAGCGCGGACGGCTTGCCTGATCTTAAAAAAAAGGCGCGATTTTTTTCGCGCCTTTTTTCAGATGTTAGGATTTGAAAAGTGTGGCTAGGTGGGAAAAATTATTGAATGATTTTCCATCATTTGAATTTTCGCGCATAATTTCATGCCCCCGCACGACTATTTTCACCCATCGTGATTTTTTCTGTCTCCAACTTTCGTTGGTTTCACCGTTTCCGCATGCGTTCATTGCTAGGCAATCTTGAAAAAATTGCTTGTCTTTTTTTCTGTCTCCCTCTTTTCTGCGGGAGTCGCTGCAATCGTGATAGCAATCAATCATTGAATTGATAGCGTCAATTTTTTCAGCTAGGGAGTCGAAATCTTCATTATTTTTCGCGATATCGTCGCAATCTTCCGCGAAATCTTGCGGCGTGAAAATTTCATTGCTAGGGTTGAAAAATTCATCATCATCTGAAAATTCACTTTCTAGGCTGTCGCTTTTTTCACCTTGCAACGCATCCAGTGAAGAATGTTTACCCTTGCGAAATCGATTCAACTCTAGGCAATCAATCGATTTCACGTGATTCACTATAAGCATGAGTAAATTTCTTGGGATAGCAAGGTTGAAAGGGCGCAACGTAAACACGCCATAGGCGGAAAAGTATAGAGAGACTGCGCCGCGAATTTCGTTCAAATCGTGTTCTGAAAAAGCGTAAAAATTTCCGCTTGCCTTGCTTTTTTCTTTCGCGCGTTGAATCAATCTTGCGCCCGCATCCAGTGAAGAAAACTCTTTTCCGAATGAAGTGCTTTTATTGATTGATTTCGCGATTTGCTTGGAAACGTAGCGGGTGACGTTTTCTATGACTTGCGCAATGTCTCCGATATTTCGCGGCGTGATGTCTTCATTTTTTCCCGTATAGGGAAACGATGAAAAAACCAAATCGTTTCCGATTTTTTCGCGCAAGGCGCAGACTTTTTCGTTAGATTCATTTTTCATTGCTTGCGCCGCAAGCAATCCAGTGAGTGAAGTAGTGGTAATCATAATTTCATGCCCCTTGTGGGGGCGCAATTGTATGTAATTTTACATACAATTGTCAACTTTCTTCCATGACTTTATAAAGTATTTTCAGTAGAGAGACTGTCTCTCTACCCTCTATACGTTTCACGTGTGACAGTTACAAACTACTACGAAAGTAGTAGAGAGACTGTCTCTCTATTCTCTATACGTTTCACGTGTGACAGTTACGAACTACTACAAAAGTAGTAGAGAGACTGTCTCTCTACCCTCTATACGTTTCACGTGTGACAGTTACAAACTACTATGTTTGTAGTAAATCACCGTTGCGCAACGGTGAAATGCTTAACTAATCATAACTATACGTAAATCCGTCCGCTCGCGAATTGACCTGGGCCGTCGGAAAGAAATAGGACTGATGGGACGAATAAGACTAATGATTTTTTTGATCGATGCGGATGAGCTCATCTTGGACGGCGCGCTGGAGGCGTTCTTGGCGGAGCTGGTCTTCTGCGTTGATGCGTTTTTCGCGAGCCGTGCGCGGATCTTTGTCTTTGGGGATCGGCTTGCTGGCAATGATAATGGTGACGATCACCGCCGTCCATGCAGGTATGGCGAACCAGAGAGGGAGGCGAAATGGTTTTTTCGGCATGAGTAAAAGGTAGCGTGTCCGTCGGTGAGGGCAAGGTGTTTTTTGTGGGGGAATGTTGACCGTTACGTAACGGTATGGCGACAGGGGCGTGGGAAGAAATTTATCGTGGATTTACACAAGCGGAGCTGGAGGCCGAGCTGGTGACACTGAAGAAATCTCTGGCCGGTGGATTCGTGAGCCAAGGATCGAGTAACGTCAACCACTCGCGAGATGTGAATGAACTGCGTGATCGGCTGCAGGCGGCGACGCGGATTAAGAATGAAAAGTTTCCATCCGGCGATCCTGGCTCCGAGCCCGCGACTCCAGCGCCGTACCGTGGACGGCGCGGCACGGTGGATTTCAGCGGGGTGAGCCGCCGTGGTTTATAAATCAGCGGTGGTTGACCGTTGCGTAACGGTATGGGTAAACTGAATTGGTATGAGCGTCAGCTAGGCATGATCTTTCCGACGGCGGCTGTGCGGCGTTCGCAGGCGCGGGAGAATCTGAAAAACTTTGATACTGGCGGCGGCAGAGCGCGTGGAGCATCCCCCACTGGCCATTCACAGGGAGCATCCGAAGCACCTAGGAAACAGCGCGATCGTATCAATGCAATCTGGGCGGCGCGGGAAATGGAAGAAGTTTTCTGTATCGTCGCGGGTATTCTGGATCGATGCGCGATGTATACCGTGGGCAATCTGGAGTATCAGGCGGCTACCGGTGATGAAAAGGCCGACACCGAGTATGAAGAATATTTCCATGACTGGTGCGGCGAGTGCGACTATACGGGTCGTCACCGTCTGCGTAGCATGGCCGAGCTGGGGTTGCGCTCCACGATTCGCGACGGTGAGCATGGATGGGTGGAGCATTTCGATCCCAAGACGATGGAGTATCGACTGCAAGCGATCGAGAGTGACCGCATCGGCAATCCTCAACAGCATGTCCAGTCAGAGACGAATATCAATGGCATCGTGCTAGATGATCGTGGAAAAGTGAAACACTACGAGATCTACCAGCGCACGCTGAACAACCAGTATAAAAAAGAGGGCGACATCACACCTGGGCGGTTCATCCATCTGTTCAAGCCGACGCGTAGTGATCAGTATCATGGCGTTTCGATTTTGAAGCCGGTGATTCCTCATGCGCAGGATTTGTATGAGCTTTTTGGTTTTGAGAAAATCGCGGCAAAATTCGCATCGAGCTGGGCGGCTTTCATTCGTCTCAAGGATCCGAATGCTACGAATGGACTGGACTGGGACAAAGCGGGTAAGACGACTGGCGGCTTGCCGACGTTTGCCGCGCAAGCGGGATCTGTGGTGCGGCTGACCGATGGTGAGGGCATTGACTTTGCCCCCGGCACGCAACGCCCGAATGGTGCGTTTATGAATCTGGTGGATGCGATCATCCGCGAGATTGCGATCGGGATGAATTTACCGTATGGCTTTGTCTATAACATGGCGAGCTTTGGCGGTGTCACCGCACGTCTGGAAGTGCAACAAGCGCAGCGCACGTTTCGTCGTTGGCAGGAGATCATCGTCAACACTCTACTGGAGCGCGTGAAAAAGCGGGTGCTGCTGATCGGCATTGCCAAGAAAGACATCCGTGCCACGAAAAACTGGAACAAAGGAAACTGGCAATTTGGACCGACGATCACCGGCGATGTGGGCCATCAGGTACAGGCCGATGCGACGATGGTGCAGTATGGCGTGAAAACTCGCACCAAGTGGGCGGCTGAGTTAGGGAGTGATTTTGCCGACCTAGCGAACGAGGCCAGTGCGGAGATTCAGCTTCTTAAAAAGATCGCTGTGCGTGATGGCGTCCCCCTTGAGTTACTGGTGCAGAGCTTGGGGAATCCTACCGAGTTGCTATCGGCGATGGAGAAAGCGAAAAGCGGCGTTAGCGACACCCCTCCCCCGCCGCCTGGATTGTTTGGCGAGATCGGCGATAAGGGCGCGAAACAGATCATCGATCTATTGGCGAGTGTGGGCAAAGGCGAGATCGATCGTGATACGGCGCGCAATACTTTGGTGAGTGTTTACGGCGTGGATTACGCCACGGCGCAAAGCATTTTGCAGTAACGGTTGACGGTAAAGAATGAGTGTATGGAAGATGATTTGCTAGATAAGATTTTAGAACGCAGTGTGGCGCAATACCGCACGGCGTTGTTTGAAGCGCGTGATGGCATTCGTCGCGATATTCACAAGGCGAGCAATATTGCGCAGGAAGAAAACAGAGAGGCCATTCGTTGACATTCTTATCCATGCGTAACCATGAAAGCTGTAATCACAACGAACCACACCACAATGAATAGTAGCCACCCGGTCGAAACATCGGTAGCCACCATCACAAGTGCTCCAGTTCTGATCAAAAAGAAAGAACTCGCCAAGCGTCTGTCGGTCAGCACTCGCACCATCGACGACTGGACGCGCAAGCGCAAAATTCCCTACCTGCAACTCGGGAATCGTTTCTTCCTCTACGATGCCGCTGCTGTTCTCGATACGCTGCGGAAGCAATACCAGATCGACTCGGTGAAATGAGTCAGACTCGACACCAAGTGACTATAACTGTTCCCTCCAATCTTCGGTGATGTTATCACCAGGCGGCCTTCCATACACAAGATCTGTCATAGTTTCTAGGCGTTTATTGAGACACTCGAGTAATGATTTTTTTCTTTCTCCTAGTACTTGTATGAGATTTAGTAAGCGAACTAACTTTTTTTTCCGGCGATTTGCTTGCAATGAATTGATTTCCGTCACAACCGCATCAATTAAGGATTCAGTCTCACCTTCTGCTTGGTTCAATTTAATTTGATGATAATCGGCAATTTTAGCAGATACCGAATCAATTTTTTTTGTCAATTTGAACACCTCGTCAGGAACAGACCCTGGGTATTTTAAAAGAATATTGTATGGTCGCTCAATGTCTTTCAGAAGTTGAGGTACGAGTATTTGCTCAAAATTCTGATTCATAATGTCGGTAAATGAAATACTACACAGGCAATGGAAGTTCGCAAGCCATCCGGCCGAATTTTGCCTTTCTTTGAATTGGAATTCATAGTTTTCGCACTTTGATGTTTTAATAAATGTTTGTTGTTTGGTAACAAGTGGATATAGTTAATCATGAGATTGAAGTCAAGATTGAAATGGGGGGCGGCCACTTTCGAATATTTTTCTCATGCGAGGTTCAGCAAAATTCTCCATGCCAATCGCCCCTATCAAAACGTAATCAGGGTGATTCAAAGCTGGTATACTAGCAATCAAATGCTTGTTCCGGCCTACGTTACATTCATTTATTTGATGACAAAGCGCAAGAATGTCCTATACCCACATTGGATGTTAGTAAAGCAAAAAAGTGATTCCGCGAGTTCCAAAAGCAAATCTCTGGGTCCAGTGATTATGAAAAATAGAGCTAGAGTTTGGAACGCTGTCTATGCATGCGAAAAAAGACATTGATCGAAGGCACCAATCTGGCAGATGTGTGACAGATGAATGAGAACTCAAAGCCGACATGCCAGCATAACCGGATTTCCGGGGAGCTGGCTGCTGCTGGTCAGGGCTCACATTCCCTTGAGATCCGCGACAGAATTCCAGCAATTCCACACGGATTTCACACAAAATGGCCGTATAGGAACGCGCACCCTGCGTCACCACGGTCAACATACCAACGCACAAACGACCATGAATACGAAGAAAAACGCACCATCAGCTCATTGCCCTCCCGCTCCTACCTCTGATTGCCATTGGCGGATTCGCCGGCATCCGGTCAGCAGAAATCGCGAGACTGGACTGGGAGGACATCAAGTGGGATCGAGGACACATCGAGATCGCTGGAAGCAAAGCAAAGACCGCCGCACGGCGACTGGTGCCACTCTCCGAGAACCTCAAGGCATGGCTCGCCCCATGGCGAGAAGATACGGGTCCGATACTCACCATCAACGACTACTCCGGTGCCTTGGGTGATACTGCCGTGAAAGCACAGATCCCGGGTGGCTGGCGTCAGAATGCCCTCAGACACCCGTTCATCAGCTATCGGGTAGCAGAGACTGGCGATGTCGCAAGAACCTCTCTGGAGGCAGGCAACTCCCCGAAAATGATCTTCCGCCACTACCGCGAAATTGTGGACGAAAACGATGCCCGGGAATGGTTCTCCATCATGCCTCCCGCTGGTTGGGCTCCGAAGTCCACAATGCCACCCATGCGGGAGCGGCTGAAAGCATTCTCATGTCGTCATGAGATTCCATCCGCGTGAAGATCTCGCACTCGTTGACCATCAGTGTGCATGACAGCATGGTGATCGATACGCTAGTGCATGGAGTGAAAGACAAACTCCGCGCTGAAAGTTCTTGGGTAGAACCTCACCCCGAATTGCCATTAGGTGACACGGATGATTGACCCGTAAAAGTTGTGGGCGATGCGCAAGAGCGCAGTAGGGGGTGGCATGGGAGTGCCTATACCCCCCGCCCCTCTCCATCTTTTTTGTGATGACCCTCACGGTTGACCGTTACGTAACGGTATGGCGAATGAAATTTCTGAAGAAAAGAAAAAGAAGCTCCGTGGGGCGCGGCTGAACAATGCGATTGTGGGCTCGGCGGCTGGTGCTTTTTTAGGTGGACAGCTTCATGGCGGCGCGAGCGGCTACAAAGGTGCGCGAGTGGGCGCAGCATTGGGCGGCATTTATGGCGCGGTGAGTAATCCGCGTCGGCGTGCTGAGATTGAGAAATTGCAGAGCGCGAGCTTTGGTGCATCTACCGCAGCATCGCGGGTGTTTGAGTTTGCCAGCAAACCATGGCAAGAGAAATCCACCGCTCATGAAAACATGCGCACGGCGGCGGCCGTGGGAGCTGGGGCGGCTGGCATTGGTGCCAGTGCTTACGGCGTTCACTCGATCCGCAGTTTGAAAAAACAGTATGAGCCGAAGAAAGTCGCGGCGGCCGTGATCGATGAAGTGGGCGATCGTGCAAAGAAAGTAGTGAAAGACTACGTGCCGACGTTTTCGCGTTGGGGCAAAAATATCGGTGGCGTTTTGAAAAAGAAAGTATTCACCACGGCAGCATCTAGCGTTTATCATTTTGGAGGAAAAGAGCAGCTCAAGGATGTCTCCACGAACCAGTATGCGAATCCTCTCAAGACAGCAGCAGGCTATCAGAAATCTTATTATAAAAAAGATACGGAAGGTCGTCCGATTGTTGCCGATGTGCCGGTGATGCACGCTCAGGTAGTGAGAGCCGCAGTCAATAAGGCTGGTACAATCCGCAAGGTGGCGAATCGCGGCGGGGCCTTGGCTAAGGATAGCGTGGCGGTGCTGCGTGGCAAGCCGCGTGAGGTGGATGCCAGCGGTCGCAAGAAAAAGCGCGAGTGGGAAAAATCATGGTTTCGTAAAGGTGTAGAGTCGGCGGCGATCGGTGGCGGTCTGCTAATTGGTGCACGACACATCAAGAAGAACCCTGGTGGCAAAGTGGATCGTGGATTCCGGAAAGGAAGTGATTACGTGAAAAGAAAAGTCAACAGCGTGATGCCTGATACCTTCGACATGAGTGCGCGTTACGCTACTCCGGCGGCGCGGGTGATTGAATTCAAAGATGGATGGGGAGATAAAGTTATTCATCGTGTCGGCTATGATGGACAGGTGCATGTCAGCCCCGAGAAAGAAAAAGGTGGCAAGGCAGTGGCGAAGCGAAATGCTGGGCGATACACTGGCCTCGTCGGTGGTGCTGCTGTCGGCGCGCTGCGAGGAAGAAAAGGAATGGGGATGAAGCAAGGTGCATTGATCGGCAGTGTGGGTGGATTGATGGCGGGAAGCGTCGTGGATAATTTTCGCAAAAACAACCAAAGCCGCCGCGTGCTGAACAAGGAATTTTCCACACCGGCATCTAGTGTGTTTCACTTCGATGACACGGCCTACGATGCTGGTTGGGACGTGCGGGATCCTCGCGGCAGATCGGCGCGGGTGTTTGCTCCTGGTGCTGGCAAGCGCGATCGCCGCGACAAGCGCTGGCATGAGAAAGCGGAGAACGAGCGCAAGCTCTGGAAGGGTGCAGTAGCGGCGGCGGCGGTCGCGGGGCTGGCTGGTGGCCGTGCCATGCGGAAAGGCAAAGCGATGGGCAAGACGGCATCAAAAGCGGCGACTGCCAGCGGAGGGTATCACTCCCGTAACGGCGGTGTGGCGGCTCCGTCCGTGAAGGTTGACAGAAACTAAAAGTGCATAGCAAAATTATTTATGAAACAACATAGTAAACTTCACTCACTGGCAGCTCGACTGGATTCTCGCTTGAAACATTTCACCGATGACGCTGACCAGCGCGCTGCACAGACTATTGCTGGCGGTGCGGCGGCGGGGGCTGCTGGCTACGGTGCTTACCGTGGTGGCAAGACGATTCGTAATAAAGTGATCAACTCGGCGGGTGCGGTGGATGATTACGGCAAACTCGTAGCGCGTAAGGGCATGTATAAAAAGGCTGGTGCTCAAGCGATTGAGGCATCCAAGAAAAAAATCAAATCTCTCCCCGGTGCGGCAAAAGGCCAGCTCCGCGATGCTGCTGGAAATGTGATGGCAAAATCTTCTAGCCTGCTGCGCAAGGCTGCTTCTGGCATTTCCAAAGGCCGTGGCAAAATGTATGGTCTGGCTGCGCAAGATGGCGAACGTAACATCGGTCGTGACGGCGCGATTGCCGTGGGTGCTGGTGCTGCTGGCTACGGTGCGTACCGAGGTGGCAAAGCGTATATGGGGAATCTTAAATTGCGCCGAGTTGTTGGTGACTCGATTCCTGGCAACGAGTATGTCGATGCGGCAAAGCAGACGGGTCGTGACGCGAAACGTGCGGTGCAGTCTGGCTACGGCAAGGCAAAAAGCTCGGTGCAGTCTGGTTATACCAGTGCGAAAAAAGGCGTGCAGTCTGGCTACGGTAGCATGAAAGACCCTGCTTTCCGTGCGGGATTAAAAGGCAAAGCAATGAAAGGTGGTCGTGAGATTTTGGAGAAATCCAAAGGCGGGATCATGAAGGTGATTGGCAAAGGTCGAAAGCTAGTGGGTCTATCGTCGCTGGAGAATGCTGTGCATGAATTGAGCTCGCGTTTGGAAGGAAGAAATTTCGGCACTCCTTACACCGAGCATATCAAGCGAACCAAGATGAGCGGTGAGAAATTGAACCGCGATAGCTACTTTGGTGCGAACATCCGCCGCTAAGAAAAGTAACTTTTCCCGTTATGAACAAAAAGTATCTGGCACGAAAAATGCGTAATTTCGCAGAAAAATTGAAGACTCGGGAATTCATTTCGTTAGAGCGCGATGAGAACAGCGATTACCCTAGTCTTTGTGGTTCTTCAGCTCCCTCGCTTTATGTCAGTGGGGTTAAGGATGGTTCCTTGATGTCGATGGCGAAAGAGGGCACGGCGACGGTGCGCTACAAGATCCGCAATCGTTCTGTGAATGAGCGCGATGATGAGCCTACCTACGGGGCCGATATTTCCATCAGCGAGTTGGTGCCGGTGATACAGCCAGCGACGAAGAAGAAAGATTTCTTTGCTCGGTTGCGGGTAAAAAACTTCGCCGATCGCAGCCGCAATGATGGTGGGCAATTCATCTCTGGTGTGGCGGCGAATCCTGATGACATGGCGATGGCTTACAAAAAGAAAATCGGAAAGGTGACTGGTGCGGGATTGTTAGGTGCGGGAGCTGTCGCGGCTGCTGTGCCAGGTGCGCGGCGAGCGATGATTGGTGCTGGCTCTAGCTTGCTCAATCGTGCGGGCAAATTGATCATACGCGGCTAATGGAACAGTTGACCGTTACGTAACGGTGCAACGATAAACTAAAAGAAATACACTAACAAAATGAGCACTACTGAAGATACCAAATCCGTCAAACCAGAAAAAGCAACTGCACCGGCTCCTATCGTGGTAGGCACTCCTTCCCCTTTGGAGGTGGCAGTTAAGGCTGCTACTCCTGTCGTGAAGGTTTTCAAACGCGATGGCACCATTGTAGAAACTGCGGTAAAGCCGAAATAATTTCTGAAAGACTTCGGGCGCAGATGCGCCTGACACCAACGCTGCCCAGCACGTCACTCCGACCGCACTTCCGGGGGACACTGCTGGGCAGCCATTTTTTTTGGTGGGTTGACCGTTACGCAACGGTATGTCAAAAACAACGATTTTTTTCGATCAGGTATTAGAGAGTGCGGGGGTAGATACGGCGGCTGGCATCGTGCGCGGTGTGAGCATTATCACAAGCGGTGTCACTGCACGCGGTCACGATCTGGAGGTGGATGATACCACGGTGATGCAGATGTTTGAGAAGTGCGTGGAGAAAGGCCAGGTATCGGTAAAGTGGAATCATAAAACTGGTGCTGATGCCGTGAATGGTTACTTAAAAAACTTCCGCATCGAGGGCAAGAAATTAAAGGCCGATTGGCATCTTCTTAAGAGCCATGAGCGTTACGATCACGCGATGGAGATGGCAGAAAAAATGCCTCAAAATGTTGGATTATCTGCTTCCTTCACCGGCAAGGATGAATTGATCGGCGGTCGTAAACATGCGCGCTGCAACGATGTGATTTCCGTGGATCTCGTTTCCTCTCCGGCGGCTAATCCGAGTGGCTTGTTTAGCAGTAAAGTTGACGACACAAACAAGGATGATATGGAAAATGATCTCAAAGAATTGAAGGACTTGATTACTGGCATTGCTACCGAGCTTGGCACGATCAAGAATGAACAAGCCGTCCAACGGAATGAATTTAATGCGTTCCAACAAAGTCTTCACGAATTCGCTGATGGCGAAGAAGACGGTGAGGAAGAAGAAGAACAAGAGGAGGAGGAAGGCGAAGTGCCTGATACCGAGCTTGGTCGTCTGGAACAGTGCGTCCGTCATCTCTCCGCAAAATTCCTCGAAGCTGATGAGCGTGAAGCACAGCATGAACTGGATAGCGCGTTTGCCTCACTCGATGAGCGCATTACTCAGCTTGAAGAAATAAACGAGCAACTCTCTTTCGAGAATGCTGCGATGGCTGAAGCTCTCCAAGAGTTCGAACAACTCACTGGCACGACCGTTGAGTTCAGTGCAGGCAGTGAGGGCGGGTTCGTTCCTCGCGTCCTGGGAGCCAATGAGTCTGCTGGTACCGATTTTGAAGATCGCGTAGTGGAGTTGGAAGCTGCTGGCAAAGCGAAAACGGATGCCATCATGCTTGCTGTGAAGGAAAATCCTACTCGTTACCAGAAACACTTGAGTTCGCTGCGTGAGCGTAACCTTGGCTAATATCATTCTAACCAATTATTTTCAAAATCAAAAAATAACAATATGAACAATAATTCTATTATTTCTCTCCCTTGGGCGGTGCCAGCAAATGCTGCGGACTTCGTTCGTGTAAAAGTGATCGCTGGCGGTCTGGCCTTGGCTGACGCTACGGATGCTTTTATCGGAACCTCGAAAGATGGTGACTTGAACGTGGAGCAGGGAGCTGTGCAGTGCCGCACGTTTGGCATCCATTTCGCTACTGTGGGTAACGCTACAGCTTTGGCCACAGGTGACACCATCGAAGGTTTTGCCAATGGCCGCGTTGTCAAGAAGACTGCTGGTGCGGTCATTGGTGTAGTTGTGGATTCTAGCCCTAATGATGGTGCTTCCGCAGCCGGTGACATTGTGCGTGTCTGCTATTACTAAAATCTAACAACAAACAATTTCAACTAATTTTTTATTATGAAAGGAACAGCAATTCGTCGTGGCGAGCTCAACGCATTTATTGAG